TAGTTCCACGAGCGTCTTCTGCGCTCTTCGCAGTCATCACCGTAAGCCTGCTTCGTAGACCGTTGGGGCCAACGGGTGCTCTGAAGTCTAATTCAGCCCTGTTGTTGTACTTCGTTAGTGGTTGAAGACGAGCGGGGAGGTTGTCTAAGAAAAGCTTTGTTTTTGTAAAGATGCTGTGAACTGCGTGGTCTGCGTGTGCAGCAATTAGCCCAGCCTCATCACGCCTAGTCACACACCTGTGGAACATCCAGCCTTGAACGTGGGTGCTGCATCCTGCCTGCCTAGCCTTGGCCTCCCATACTCTAATGGGTATCCCCGCAGCATCCATCTCATCGAGCATCTTCTGTCTGAGCACTTGGCTCTCGTTCAACTTAAACGGTATTAGCTCGCCCTTCTTGGTCTGGATGAACAGGTTCTTCTCCGCAAAGGTGGTGAAGTCCTTGTTCTCATCAAGAAGAAGCTCCGCCTCTCCCAACTCGTCGGACGTTCTCTGGGTTCGTTTTTTGACCGCCACGTCTAGACTCCCTTATCCAGAGCGGAAGCGTCTTTTTCATATACGCGATGCTCTTCTTGTGAACCATTCGGCAGTGATACCTGCTTCCCACTTTCTTCCCTTCGTACACGACAAAGGCGATGTCTAGCCCGTTCATCCTGTCGAAGATTCTCCTCATTACAACCTTGCTAATCCCAAGCTCAGTAGAGCAGGGGATCATGGCTAAGTAGCCCTTAGCTGTAGCTAGCTTGAACGCATCTGTGGCTTTGTCGTGAGTGAAGACTAGGGCGTTAGGGGGAAGGGGAGGACCGAGCACGAAGATGCCGTCTGCTGAGGGCCACCTGTCTCTCTTGTCCATGCACCGATAGCGTTGGTAGATCTCCCAGTCATACCGCTCGTAGTCATCAGCGAACTCAGGGACTCCCGCCACTCTCTCCCCACTTCTTGCGCTCTCTGTAACGCTTCACAGCCTCTGCGTGCTTCACGCGACCCATGTCAGAGCGCTGCCACTCCGACGTAGCTTCTGAGCAGCATGCTTTACACCGGGAGTTCCTGCCGTCTCTCATTCTCCGAGCAACCCCGAAGTCGTCAACATGAAGGATTAGGTCGCACCGTGTGCAGGTTTTGTGAGTAACGCTTGAATCCCAAATAGGAGGAGACTCAGCCCTCTTCTGGCTTTCCCCTGCCACACAGCTGACACAGCGAGACCTTCTTCCGTCTTTAGACCGAGCGTCTCGGTGAAAGCTAGAGGCAGGGAGATCTTGGTCACACAATGTGCAGGCTTTTCCCATTTATATCTTTCGGTAGGTCCCGTCGTTAAGGCGCTCCCAACAACGACGGACTTCTTTCGGGAAGCGAAACCAAAGAGCAGCCGAAACAATTTGTTCAGACGGAGCGCCCACCACGTACACCTCGCTTCGGACGGGAGCAACACGCTCCTCAGCCTCAGCCTCATCGGCAGTCTTAACCATGTCGATGTTTCGACCGATCTCCGCAACAAGAGACGAGCGGTGTTTACCGGCAATCTCAAGGTCGAGAAGCTTCATAAGCCCCGGAAGGTCAAGTTCGCACAAACGCGCCCTGGCCTGTTTAACTGTAAGTTTAGTAGGATCAAACATTAGAATCTCCGTTAAGCAGTGCTGACACAATAAACAGAAAAACACCACACGGTAAAGAGGAGCAGAAATGAGCACCCCAAAGAAGAGCAAAGTTGAGAAGGTAGAAAAGGCCATGAAGGAAGCCGCTGAGTACGAAGAGGAGGATGCTCACCTCCCTGGCTTCCAGATCACAATCAGCATGGGTGCCCCGGTCAGGAGGCCCACGAAGGACAAGCACAACACGCACAAGCCTGAACACAAGAAGACTAAGGGCAAGAGGCGCAAGGGAGTCGTTGGCCCGATGGAAGAAGCACTTAAGGGCGCTTACTAGCCATGCCAACTACAGAAGAGCTTGCGGAAATCGTACAGGCAGAACTCCAGAAGGAGCGGGCTCGCGAGATCTTACTTGCGAACAAGGAGGTTCCCTTCGTTAGACGCATCATGAACAAGGGAGACGCATACCCGTCAATCCCGATAGGGAAGAAGGATGGTAGCGTCCGGCTCTCGACCCACAACTATGGGCCAAACGAAGAGTACAAAGGAGTGAACATTGGCGGGAAAACATGGGTTGTCCCAGACATTGTTTACGGAGACACCGGACAGCTCATAATGAGGGGGCCAGAGGACAGGCTGTGGGACAGAGACCAAGTAGCACGCGGTAACGCAATCCCGTTCGACAGCTTTGATGAGGCAGATTGGTTCTCACGGGGAAAGGATTCGTGGAAGAGACATATCGGGGGGATGATCCCTAAGGGACCACCACGGGAAGCCTACCCACCACAAAGAAAACTAGCAGGCCCCCTTGAAGACGCTCTAGCAAGAGCGTTATCTAACTCTCCGCTGGCTCTAGGCCCAGGCTCTTACCCAGACCTACCCTAGCGTCCTTCTCGCATACTCAGCAATAAGCACAGCGTCAGCCATACCATCATGCGGGACTCTCTTACGCCCTGGTGTGAGGTCGATGCCAGGGAAGAGTTGCGTAGCCAGGACTACCGCATCTTCCTTTCCCTTCTTCCTCTCTTTGCCAGACCGCTTGGGAAGAGAGAGAGCCTTTTTCCAGGCTTGAGGGGTGGGCTCTACATAGCGCGCCCCGATTGCGACAAGCATTCCCTTGAGGAACCCCCAATTTGTGCCTGCGGTAAGTGTGGACTTGACCCCCTCACCGGGTCTGACTGAGACCTTCTCTAGAGCGGCCTCAACCCTCCCTAGTCCCTTCATCTCAGCGAACCACTCTTTGATCGCATGATAGTCCTGAGGGCCAGCGCTCCCATTTACTCTGGGCATAGCGATAACAGACAAGAGCTTACCCCCTGCATCTACAGCAGCTAGCCCGCCGGTCATTCCAGGGTCAGCCCCAACAAACACCCTCATCTCATCTCCATCGCAATAGTAATGAGGTGAAGAGGGTGTCCAAATACCTCCTCATACTCCTGCCTAAACACCTTAGCAGCCGCATACATACGCTCCTCCTTCATCATCTTGGCCGAAGCCAGCCTAAACCGCTTAGAGGCCACAAGCTCTTTGTCTGGCGTCCCGACAGAGTGAGCCTTAGCAGCCCACCGGGCAAAGTCGTCCATCCACTCCATTGTGGCAGCCCTCATGGCTAACCAGCTTGCCACAATGAGCATCCCGTCCTTAGCGTCACGCTCCACAGCTCTGGAATACGTCCGCGCGGCGAAGTTTCTCCATGCGTCATGGGGAAGGTCGTGAAGGCGGCAGTGGTCTTTGCCGTAATCGTAAGAAAACAGCCTCAGCAGCGTGTCGCTCATCGTCTGCTCGTTATCCAGCCGTTGCCGGGCTCCCAGGAGCAGTGGGCAGTGCCTGTAGGCCCGTTTCTCTGCGCCCTGACTATGAGTTCTAGGTCAGAGGAGGGCTCGTGGTCCTCGTCGTAGACAGAATGACGGTAAACGAAGATGACAGCGTCTGCGTCTTGCTCAATCTGGCCTGAGTCACGAAGGTCTGAGAGCATGGGTCGCTTGTTCTCTCTGTACTCGCAGCTACGGTTCAGTTGAGCCAGTACAAAGATGGGGATATTGAGTTCCATAGAGAGTCTCTTGAAGGAGGAGCTAGCTTCAGCCACCTGACGCTCTCTGCTGTTCTCTTGAGGGAGCTTCAGAAGCTGCAGGTAGTCTACTGCGGCGGCGCAGATGTCTAGCTTGCTCTTCTGCATGCGGATAGACATGAGGGCAGCGCCTAGGCTCTTGGGCTTGTCGTCGTAGTAGACGGGCAGGCCATCCCACCTAGACAAGATCTTGTCTCTCACCTTATCTAGGTCTTCCGCAGTCTCTCCTAGGTCCATCTCTGCCATCGCAATGCGCTCACCAATCTGCATCTCGTTCATCTCGGCGCTGATAGCGAGCGTGGGGGCTCCGTTATACCTAGCGACATTAGAGAGGAGGGTCATCATGACCTGGGTCTTGCCCATCTTGGGCCTGCCACCGATGATCACCATCTGCCCAGGTCTCACTTTAAGGATGCTGTCTAGAGCG